GATTTGTAGCGTGATCCCCCCGTTTAGCAAGATGTTAAAAGCACCTCAGGTGCTTTTTGGCGCAATAAAAAAACCACACGAAGGTGGTCACTTAATATCATCTGTTTTTAACGGATTAGCTTTCCATCTCGCAGCCAATATTTCCAAGTCCATAAACAAAGTATCTTTTTTCGCTACTTGTCTTATTTGGTTAACTGTTGGATAAAGCTTATCCCATAATTTTATAATATTCGCACAATGAACCCTTTTGAATAAAATCTCATCCAACAAGCCTGTATTAATGGCACTGGAATAGAACTCATTTCTATTAAGAACCAACATGAGGTTCTTTTTTAATCTTTTATCGCCTTCTTTCAAATCGGAATCATGTGAACGACAAATTTCAGCTAAAGCATCCTTAGAAACATCTGGATTCCGCAGCTTATACTCGACAGTATTATCAATGAAATCATATATATCTGTTTTTGCTTCGAATAAATTCGTGTCTCGATAGTCGTCAATAATAATATCTAAAGTTGCTCTTTCCTTGGCTGTCTTTTTGGAAGCATTAATTGTCATGAAAGCAATTACAGCAGAAATCGCAATAACTATTGTTTGAATAAACACAAAGACATCTGATCTTTGCCAACCATTGAAATTTGCAAAATCAATGAAAATAGGAACTTTCGGAATTAGAATTATAAAAAAAGCAGAGACTGCAATTAAAACAGCAACTCTGCTTTCGGTTAATTTAAACATTACTACAAATCCCAGCCCTCAGATAAAACCATAGCTGAGAATTTTTCAACAGAGTGGTTTAATCTTTTCATAACTTTTCCTATTTACTTATGTGACAAATAAAGCGACATCCTTAGAAGCCGCTTTCGATAGTCAGTCTGTTACGGTCCGTTATAGTCCGTGATAGTCTGTTATGGTCATCATATTTACTATTGAGAAAACTGTCAATACAGAATCGTCGCGTCATTGTCAATAGAATAGTCAGCTTATGTTACATCAAACGCGCTAAATCACGTCGCATAGTCTAAGTTATGTTCCGAAAGTCAGCACTTAAGTCTTCGTCGCTCGTTGCGTCGCCTTCTTATGAGCCTCATCCAAAAACATATCATCCAAAGAGAAGATACAATCATTAAAAATGTATCGCTCAACAGGTAGATCGTATTGTTCTACATAAGCATTAATTGCAGAAATATCTATTGCCAGCGGAACACCTTGTTCATAGCGTCTAGATCTTGAAATTGTGTTATATGCAGACAGAATTGCATTAGCTACATAAGAATAGTCAGGCGCGTCCGGAAGCTTTACGCCGAGTGCTTCTCTTTGCTTTTTTTCGTAGGTGTAGAGGGTTATGACTTTCCCACAACATCATCTCGATACTGATTTGCTTCGGCTTGGATCTTTTCTGATTCCGTACGAATGAATGACCATAAAGAAATACCCAAGTCACCCATGTTAAGTAGTTTAAAAGCGTTTTCAGCGTTTAAAGTAGGCTCAGTTTTGGTTAGTTCCCCGTCAGGACCCTCTTCAACAAAAACCACTCCTTTCCAGTCTTCTATTAGATGTGAGGCTACTGCCTCTAACACCAATTCATGAAAGAGTTTATCTTCTGCTGTCGCTTTTGCTACATCAAAACCTTTAGATGAAATTTGATTGTTTGCTCGTTCTAGTGCTACTTGGTAGGGCTTATATCCAATGCCACGGATCTTAAACTCAGCAAGTACATTACCTTCAGTATCTTTATATTCGCGCCACAAACTGACGTCTTTATTTCTTTGAATATTGACTTCAAGAGCCATGTTATATCTCCAAAAAATAAGGCAGCAATTAAGCTACCAAATCAGTATTAAGGTGTTACAGGCGCAATCACACGAGTAATAACCGGCGATACGCGAATATGGTTGTAGTTGATGTCGATAGTAATCGTATCTTCACCTCCACCATCAGGGTGATTAGCTTCAGCTACTTCTAATTGTGGGAACTGGAATGCATAACCATTACCTGCATCATCTTCAATAGAGAATTCTAGCGGCATGGTGTCACGGGTTTTAATGAAGTCGATATATGCTGCCGATTGAGCCGAGAACATGTATTGAGTGTTGACGGTGATATCGACAATCTTTTCAAGATAAGTCGTTGCAGTGAGCTTTTTAGAGCCAATACAGCGAATTGCTTCCATGTTGTTGTTAATAGTCAATTCAAGCGACTGCATACAAGCAGTGCCGACCACAGTTTCACCATTAACTTTAAGATCACCGACGTTAATCGCTGAAACAAGGACTAATTCAGGGACTGGTAAAGGCGAAATAACAGGGTTTGTAGTAGTGCGCTCAAACAGAGTGCCCATCAAGCCAAAGGTAGCTGTAATTTTACCTGTAGTGGCAATTGTCATTTTCGCTTCATTTACTCGCACACCACGATAAATAAAGACTTGGTTTACATCTTCATAAACTTTAACGAAAGTGAAAGTTTTGCGAACATTTCCACCAAAATTTAGAACATCACTGGCCCAGTTATTCATTGCAACTGCTGACCAGAAGTCATCAAACAAGCCAATAGATAATTCAACTTCTAAAGAACCTGTGATTTCTGCTTCGGTAGCCATGCCACCTTGACGGAATCGCGAATCGACCACACTGTTTGATGATTCAGTGGTGACGTTTTCAGTTAAGCCATCAGTCACACGACGTACGGTTTTCCAAACTGGAGTAGTTGGTAATACTTCGGGGGTTTGCTCTTCAGCATAGTAAAGACGGATCTTTGCACCACTCGACATGGCTTTCTCCTTAATTTTCGGGCATTAAAAAGCCCTCGAATTGAGGGCGTTGTTTTGATTAGGGGGTCACATTTCAAATGCTACCCATTGATTGAAGAAGTGATGGTTGGAGTTCCATCTCAAGTTGAGATAACTCTTTTTCTAAAACTGGCTTTTCATCACGCCAAGCTCGCATATCACGTGCTGAGCAACTAATGTGGTCTTTTTTGGATTGATATTCATGACTTACAGAGTTATATCTAGCCCATTTTGATTGGAAAACTTGACTGAGTTGATTAGCCATCCACTCAAATGCATCAATAAATTGCTCTTTAATGGCATCGGCTTTTTCACCGTTGAATCCCATTACAAGGAACATGAAGCCTCGCTCAGTCATCTGATAAAAACCTGTTTGTCGTTTTGTGTTTCCTATCTTCTTGTTTTCTAAGGTAAACGCAAAATTGCGCTCACGAAACTTTGTGGAGCACTTCATATTTTTAATGGAGCGGAGAACGTCTGAATGCCTCTTTCCAAATGCTTGAGCAACTGCATAACTTGTTGTTCTTGGCTCACCGTTATTATTGGTAACCAATGCTCGTAAATTCAATGTTGTCATCATGTTCATAAGAGTTCCTCTTACTAGCTCATGTTCAAAGAAAAGAACTGGCAGGCACACTGAACATGAAAAGTGTGCTTTTCGGGGATCAACCTAGCCAGTGTTCGCCTGAATTTCAGGCATAAAAAAACCTGCCGCTAAGGACAGGTTCGTTTAAAAGTTAAATTCGTTAATTGACGCGATAATTTATTGAAATGTTGTACTGAATGAAATCCCCATTACTGCCGAGGTTTTGTACTTGACCTTGGAGTATCTCTAGTTGGCCAGTTGTGTAATATTCGAAATGAGCTAACCAAGCATCAGCGAGCTTTGTGATTACTACTTCATGTGTGTTCAGACGAGCCATGCAGTTGATTGAGATAATCCCTGTTCGCCTTGTACAAGGCACGTCACCAATTCCTGCAATGATTGAACCGCCCCATAACACATTAATTTCACACCAAAGCCCATCAGTCGGAACTGTAAAGTCTTTATTAGGATATTTAATTCGGCTTTGCTCAATTCCAGTAAATGCCATTGCTCTAGTGATAATGGCTTGTCTTGCTTGATCTAAAGTCATTGCCATTTTAACCACCGTATTTCTGAGCAATATAGTTAAAGGTTAAACCGTAAACACCTTGTGGCGCTTGTCTTGAATAGCCACCTGTAGTTTTTGGTGTCTCTGGTTTGTCAGTGAAGTCGCCATATTCAATTTTGGTTGCATAAGGCGCATTTGTTTGGATGTATACAACCGAATAAGGAACTAGACGAGATAAAGCGCTTGTGCCTTTGCTAATGGTTGAGCCACCGCCTTTGTCTTTCTCTGCCTCATTAAATGATTGGTCAGTCTGGTTAATACTAACTCTGTGTGATGCTCTAAAAGCACCTGTATCAACCGGGCTTTGGAGAACAACACCACCAAGGGCATCAATCACAATGTCTTTTTGTCGTTTAGTTATATCAGCTTCAACATTTTGGATGAAACTCGAAGGTTTGTTTGTCCAGCCCATTAAGAATCACCTCAATACAGTTCCATCATAGGTGCTTTAATGATCTCTTTGCGTATTCGCCAAATTCCATCCTCGCCAAACTGCCACACCTTCTCACCTCTTACAGCGTAGTAAATGAATTTTTCAAAATAGTGGAAGTGAGTTGCACCTTTTGGCTTGCTCTTGCTAGCTCTTACCTTTAAATCAACCATTACACTTTCCTTATCTGGCAGAACCAACACGAATTAGCCGCATCTTTTCCATAGTTCACAATACGATAATTGCCACCTTCAATCACCCAAATATCATTAACATCTGGCTCAACCAAGGTTCCTGCCATGTCTTTCACTTCATTTTGCAGGAGCACAGCTTTAGAGTCTGTGGCGCGGTAATCTATAGGCTTCACCAAATCTTTTAAATAAGAGCCAAATAGGACGCCTCTGCCGCCATATACATATTCAGTGTAAGTATCTTCACCAGCGGCGGGATTAGAACCAGTTAGCTTCTTTCGAGTACAAGTGAATGTATCTACAGCGTCTGCAAGCTCATCCTCTGCATCAAATGCGGCTGCCAGTTCTTGCTGAATTTCATCACGCATTCCCATGGCCTACTCCGTAATAACAAAGGTGTTGATGTGATACTTCTCGCTAAAGAATGGCTCAAGCAGATCAAGGATAAATTGCATATCGCCACTTACTGACTCTTCTTTGCCTGCAACATACGTCTTGCTTACAGACGTGCCAGACTGTGCAGCGACTGTTTTGGATGCTACTACACCTTCTTTAGTTGTGTAGAGTTGCCCTGCTGCTGCCAGTTTTGCTAAGTAAGCGCCAGCCGTAAGAATCGCATCTGGCACTTCACCTTCTGGATAGTCTGGTAAATTTCTAGCATTAAGCCACGCATTAGCCTGCATCACAGCAATAACCGGATCACCAGTTCCCCACCAGTCAGGCCCTAGCTTTTGAGTCACACTTTCGACTGTTACATAGTTCATAGCTTAATCCTAAAAATCTAATTAAGAAGGACGGCCCGAAAGCCGCCCTGCTTTAGTTATGCACCACCATTCAGCGGTGCTTCTGGCACAGGAACTGCTACTTCTGGGTCCTTAATGCCATAGTCACCCGCTGTTTTGGCAGGGTCAAACATAGTGCCTGCTGCTAATGTGTCAGTCGCATCATCAGCATATCGGCGGTCAGTTGGGTATTGGTATTTGTAGTCTGGTTGCTTCTCAGCCATGACTGCTCTCCTTAAAGGTTAGTAATTAGGAAGCGGATTGAGGTGTCTTCTGGTTTGGTTACAAGTTCCCAGTTAGCTGCCTTCTGCAAATCAGCCCAAGAAGCGCTTAAAGACTCACGCTCTGTACCACCAGTTAAAGTGTCCTTAGGTGCAATGAAGCTAAAACCTTGCGGATGGATCAACATGTTGCGACGCGTCCAAAGGATTTCATGACCAGCACCATTACCAGTTGATTGTGTTTCTTCAACCTTCAAATCTTTTGGACCGGGAACAGAGTCATATGCAAATGCGCGTGGACCTGCAAGAATCGTGATGAACTTAGCGTTTGCGCCTGTGCCAATTTGCGTATTGGTATCTGTTTCAATGACTGCGCGCCCGTTGTAAACGGTGATTGGTGGCAAGTTATCACTTGTGGTCACTTGTTCAAGTAATTGCTGTTTACGCATCTTCGCAGCAATACGTGAATGCACGAACATCACACCACGTCCACGTAATGAAGCATTCATTGTGCTTTCCGCATCAATGTAGGCATCTACTGACCAACGTGAAGCATCTGTTGCTGTTGAAGCAGAGATGTCAGTAGTGAATCGCTTGCCGTTCGCCTGGTCATAATTACGCAAGCCAATTACTGTTGCTAGAGCACGGTTTTCGGCAGCTTGTTGCCAATACTTATTCAGCATTCCACCAATAAGCTCAAGTGAATTGACCTTCGATAAATACTGCCCAAGAACAGACTCAAGAAAGCCTTCGTTCATATAAGCAACGCGGCCTTGCATTTCACCTGCATCAATCGTGCGAGGCATTGCGATATCAGTCAAAATGGTGTTGCCATAGTTCTGTTCAACATTACCATCCACACCGTTAATGTATGGAACGACGAATGTTGATGAACCACTTGTAAGCAAAGGACGTAAAGATTCATCAGATACGAATGCACCTGACTGAACGAGTGGCGAAACTGCCACAGGATTTGGACGTAGATAAGATAAAACTACGTCACGGTTAAATACTTCTACTAAAGAAGGCATGGAGTTACTCCCAATAATTAATTATTAAAGTCACCATTCGCTACTGCTGCTTGGAACCCTTGAGGATCATTCTTTTGGAATTCCAAGCGCTCTTGCGTGGTCATTTCACTTGGTTTCTTGGCAGCTCCACCACCCGAACCACCGCCAGAAGCCCCACTTCCTGACGCATTTGAAGCAACAATTAATGGCTTGAATGCCACATTGCCGCGGAACTCTTTTTTGAGGTCATCAATACTTAAAGCACTAGGTTTGCCCTGCGAATCTAGTACACGTACTTTGACCTCACCGTTTTCATCAGTTTCAACTTGAAGACGATTTGTAATATGTGGAAGCAAAACTGCCTCCGAGCCTTTGATTGAAAGCTCACTTGCTAATGCTTGAGCTGTTTGCCCGACAGTTAATTTGTAGACTTGGTCTTGCAATGCTTTGGTAGCTTCTGCATGTTTTGCTTCTGCTTGTTCAAGTTTGGCTTTCCAAGATGCTTCAATTGCAGCCACATCACCTTTTTTACGGGCTGCTTCTTCGGCTTCGCGTTGAGCTTTTTCTTCGGCTTCGCGTTGTTTTTGTTGAGCAGATTTCTTTTCACCAAGAAGTTCTTCAACTTTCTTCTTCAGCCCATCCAGTTCTGAATTATCTTGCTGCGGCAGACCTTCAACTTTTAAATAAAATGCGCCATCTTTTTCTTCGTAAAGCGCTTTCATTTCATCAGATAAGCCCTCTAGGCTATCGAGTTTGTATTTCATGTTTTGCTCCCTGAGCGGTTTTGCAGTCACAAACTGCGGGCAATAAAAAAAGCACCCTGAGGTGCTAATGTTTGAAATTCTTGGTTATTCAACTTTTTGATAAGTAGCTTCGAAGATATCTGGCTTACAGGGGTAAAACTCACCTTTCACGCCTTTGATGATGTAATCACCTGGCTGTGCGCGCATAACACCCTCCAAAGTGTTAATTAGGATTACTCCACCCGGTTCTCGCCCATAATCAGCATCATCCATCCATTCTGGCCAACCTGTGTCATCACTGTTTTGCCAAGCCTCCACCACTATTGGTTTCTTCTGATATTTCATAATCCCAACCTCTTAAACATTTCTTCATCAAGCTTTTTAAGTTCAGCAAGTGTGAATGGCTGACCTGTTAAAGGATCTACAAACTTATCAAGAGAATACTTACCCTCTTTGAATAGCTTGTATCTAGCAGGCCCAAGCCAAGACTTTTGAAAAGCTGCATCTTGTTTATCAAACCAACCTTTGAAAGTTGTATTTGAATCAACCACGCCTATCTCACCTTCACCATTCACTTTATTGTTAAATGGACGCATCCCAATTGTTTTTCCTGAATCATCCGATACAGGAATTAGAATCGATCGACAGTTGGGGTGAAGTGGTGGCACAGGATGAGGTTCATCTTTCTTATAAACCTTGTCTGAATAACCCATGCAGATTTTAGAAGTGCGGCTATCTAGTGTTGCGATGAACTTTACATATTCAACACCAATGATCTGATATGTTTCATTCAGAGCAACATTGGACACATGACTTCGAGCAGTACGAACCATAGTTGAAATCTGGTTTCTACTTTGATCAAGCAAGCCATCTTGGTAATTAAGTGCTTTCTTACCCTTAATCCGCTGAACAATTTGCTGGTTTGTCTGACCTTTAGATAAGCCGTCTCGAATAGTTTGCTCTACCCGAACTTTTGCATCGTCTGCGATCTTCTCGAATAGGTAATCAAGCAGCACACCACCGCTTAAAGGCGTTTTCTTTGCCTTGTTGAATAGCGTCTTTCCATTTGGTTCTATTTTGCGATTAGCGAGGGTTTTAGCCTGATATGTAGCTTCATACACCGCTAATGCAGTAGCGCTTACAGTGAAGCTCTCAAGCAATCCTGACGCTACACTTGCCTGCCAAGTCTGAACCAATGTTCTAACTTCTTTCAAAGCAGGTGTTGTGTATTGCGCTGCCATCAATGCAGTCTTTTCAGCATCACTCAATTCATCTAATAAATCTCTTAACTTTGAAAGCATCTCACTAGAGAGCGAATCAAATTGTGTTAGGAGATTATTGATTTCAGTTGAAGAGAGCCGGTAGAGATAAGCCTGATGTGATACCAGGGCATCAAGTAGAGCTTGTTGTGACAACTGGACGTTCATTTGTCACTCCTGCGATTTAAACCACCATAGGTCTATTAATTGACTCGCTTTCGATACGTGTTTGCTCATCTTCAAAGCTAATTTCTGGCACTTTCCCAGTTGTAAGCAACTCATGGAATGTTTCCATACTCATTCGATTAGCAAGTACCATTTCCCAATAGAATTTAAGCGTATCAAGGTCAATCTTGCCTTTGGCGAAGTCTTGCTTAATGGTGAGTTTCGCCTTAGATCCACTTCCGTAGTATGCCGCACACCATTTAAGCGCATATTCCATCGCCTCATTGGTATTTGCTACACACAAAGAAAGGACACTATACTGAGCGAGCTTTTCATTATTTGATTGGGTAGCAGTCTTATTGACTTGTTCAGTCTCAAGAATTTTGGCACCCATGGCCTGCATGTACTTTTCTTTAGCATCCATAGCCTGTTTTGCTAAGGTGCTTTCAGTGACTTGCTTGTAGTCAAATGATGATCCTTTCGGAAGCATTAAAGGATTCTTAGAACCTAAGCGAACTCCATTTTTCTGCAACCAGTCGCGCCAACCTTCATCAAGTTCATTAATAACTGGTTGGGCTTGACCACAAATGAAAACCATCTCTTCATAGCTTGCGCTGTTTTGATAATGGGCCAAGTTCATAGTGACAATTGGTTCTAATGGGATCGGGTCAATATTCCAATCATTAGCCAAAGACCCCAAAGGAATAAAAGGAATTTCATTCCATCTTTGGCCTAATGAATTCGTTGGATAGAAGGCATCCCCGCCCTGTAGTTCTCCTGACTTATCTGTATAAACTTGAACGTTATATTCATTGTTTTCATCAAGTCGAAGAACACGATAAATATTGACTTCTTTCTTAGAGAACTCGTCCTCTGGATCTTTTTCTGTGGACTTCTCATGCAAGACAATAAGTTCAGGCTTATAGACTGATCCGACTCGCTTTAGGCTCCAATTGATAATGCTCAACGACTCATAAAATACGATTGTTGGTCGAATACCTAAGCTCTCTGCCTGCTGTACAGACACATTTCCATTAGTAGTTGGATAATCAACAAATAAACCACCACGTGCATGTTTAAGCTGACCTTGCAAGGCAGATTGTGCAACTTGGTAAATTGACTTACCTGTACCATCTGCATCGTATTTAAGAAAATCCATTCCATCCGGTTCGAACGTTGGGTCCTCAGCAAATACCACGCCCACCATCTTGTTTAATGTGTCTTTAGAAATCTCATAAAACACAGCACGGGTTAAGTAAGCCAAATAATATTGATCATTCTGCGTTAAATCAGACGATACATTGGGTTTTGGTAAATAAAGTTCGCCACGTTTTTTCACTTTGGCAGAACCATCACAGACATCGTCGATAGTTTCCCAACGCTTTTTCATGTCTGCATAAGCTTGATGTTCAGTATTAACTGGCATTAGTAAACCATTCCTATATCTAGTGATCTTGCAGGACGAATAATTGGGAAGCGTTTAGCAAGAGGATATCCGCCAGCATCTCCCACATGGTCCAAGCCTGATTTCTTATCTGGCATTCCAAAATCGTCATAAACT